GGAAAAAGTAGTACGCGCCATTGGATTATCTCCGTGTTGCAGCACTTGCCATACCGTCATCTGCAAAGTCCGCTGGGTCGGTCGGTATAGCTGGAATAGTCCCAGACTTACAATCTTTATACGCCGCGCACGGCTAGGGGTCAAGAACCCATTTTTTGTGCCCCACTCCAGAAACCCGGTACATTTTGTGGGTAGCTGCGTACTCCTTTTCTGAAACCCCTGTCTTTTGTGGTTGGAGCGCGTATCGAGGTGTTCTAGTTGCTGTTTTAGGGTCTACCCACCAGTAATCTGGGTCAGTAACCTTAGCTAACTTAAAGCCTACAGAGCGGTAACTTTCGCCATCTCCCCAGCGAAGATCAGCATAAGAAACGATTGGGCCTCTATTGTCTGATCGAAACGCCGTTACTAGCTTGGATATGCCCCCTACCACTCGACCATCAGAGGCATAACGAAGTAACTCCCATCCATCGTTGTTGTACCGGCCCAATCCAAACGTAGCCACAGCAACTAAACGACCTTGATACTCCAAGCCATAAACACGATTGAGCGCAACCCCTGCGCCTTGCGTGTGGTGAGATTCTAAAAAATTACGGGCTTCTGCTTTGCTCGGATGGCATACCAAACACTCGCGGGCGTAAACACGGGCGGAAATTCCCAACATAGCTCGGAGCCGGTTTTTGACTTGTTCTTGTTTATCTCTCCACTCGTCTTCAAATATCTGGACTAGTTTTACACCGACTCCATCCGCAAACTGCCACTTTTTTTTAGTTTTGTCGCCGACTAAATCGTCTCTGTGCCACCACAGCCCGTTGTACTCAATGGCTACTTTTTGGTCGGGGCAATAAATATCAACTTCGTAGGGAGGTATTACGCTGTAGCTACTTTGCTCTATAGCAACCCCGAGTGACGACACGAAATCAGCAAGTTCCTGCTCAGCTTTAGAAACTCTACCGACACATTTGGGGCAGCCCGCACCACTAAGATGATTAGACGGCGTTTGCTTAAACTCCCCATGTAAAGGACATTTAATCAAAATCGGTTTGTGCATACCGTTAAGGCCGGAAAGATACTCATAAGTATCACCGTGTACTTCTTGTGCTCGACGCAAAAACTCACTGATACCAAGCTGAGCACGCTTACCAACTTTGTTGTACGAGCAATCGTGGCACCCATGCCCTGCGAGATGGACATACGCCACTTGTTCAAAAGCACCGTGCTCAGGGCAAATAATCTGAACACGAGCGCGGCTGTTGCGGACTTCTACTTTAGGGTAGTCATAACTATCGCCATGAACTTCGCGCGCTGCATCAACAAAGCTTTTGTAACTGTGGGCTCTAGCCTTTTGTCTGGAAGCGACACCGCACTTGGGGCAGCCAGCTCCATTCCGGTGATTGTTTTCTCGCTGCCAGAACGCCCCGTGCTCATGACAAACTATCTCCACGTTTTTGCCGTACCCGCTATATATGACTTTGGAATAGTCATAGCGGCCCCCGTGTTGAGCCTCAGCTTTTTTGACCCACTCTTGTGTTGATAGTGATTTGCGTCCCATACCTACAGCCTTTGTAAAAGTTGACACCAGTTTGAAGCTTTTACTGTTATACGTCAAGTATTGATTACGGGCAAAAAAGACCCCGCCGGAGCAGGGTCTTGGTTAACTAAGGAAACCTTAGTTTTTACGCAGCGCCGGGGCTACCAAACACACCAAGTGGGTCTGAGGTTCCGAAGCTGTAACGCTCCCGAGCCTTGTAACGCACGTTGCCCGTGTCGAAGTCGCCTTCCATCTTGGTGGTCAGCGGCGTCCGCACGAAGTGCTTTAGACCGTTAGGAATGTCGGTGGTCAGGAACCATGCGTCGTCATCCGTGAGGAAGTGATTGACGCTATAACCACCGGGGATCGACCCGTTGTTCATGATCGCGTTCAAGTCGTTATCGGCAGTGCCAACACGCTGCTCGGTCTCAAGGAGACGAGTAGCAACGAACATCAACGACGGTGGAACAATCAACTTACGAGGCCGTGCAGCAATCAGCAGGCCACGCTCATCCGTCCAGCCAGCAATCTGAATAACGGCGGCCTCAAGCGAGGTCTCGTTCAGGTCAGCTGCAGTTGACGGCGTGTTTGAGTTGTCCCCACCACTAACAAGCGGGTGGCTCGTTGAGAAAAGGGCTTCACCATCACCGTAGGTTACGTTTGTATCGAACCCGTTGTTCAGGATCGAAGCAGCTTTAACCTGCTTGGTGTAAGCCATCGCACGAGCAAGCGCCTTGGTGTAACGCGAAGACAGGGAATCATAGAGGTTATCCTCCATTGCTTCCTCAGTAATCGAGAAACCAAGAGCAATCGTCTCGTGGTTGTAACGAGCCGTGTAAGCTTCCTGTGCCTGATCGTACTGAATGGCGTCGCCTTCAGATTTAACCGGGGCAGCCGAGAAGCCCGACAGCTTAACTTCTTCTTCAAAAGAACGCTCGGAAGTCTCCTGCTCGAAGATTTCTTTGTGCTCTTCACCATAACGAGCGTACTCCATCCCGAACAAAGCGTTCAGGCCGGGGAGAAGCTCTTTCACCATTTGTGCTCTTGAAATTGCCATGATCTACGCTCCTTTATGCGTCGCCAGCGCCAGTAGTATTGCTGAGCTGATGACCAGCATTGAACTTGACCAGAACTTCGGTGAACTCACCTGAGCCGTTCTTAGTCTCTTCAACGCCCTGAACGATACGAAGCGGCAGAGTAGCCGTGTCCGCAGTCGAATCTTCATCAGCGGCCACATACGACCGACCTGTGGTTGTGTTGCCGACAGGGGACTGGTCATCCAGACCCACGTTGTTGCCAATCTCTGACTGTGCAACGCTGCCAACTTCGCCACTGCTGTCAGTAACAGCAACTTTGTAAAGCACGTTGTCACCATCAACGACAAAAGCCGTGATGTCGTCAGCCGTAACACCACCGGGGTAGGAGTTGCGGAACGTTAGACCAAAAACAGGATCGGTGTATGAACAGCCAACAAAGACACCGGCGTACGCCATGCTGTCACCAGCTGCTACACGATCCACTAAACCACCAGTTCCGATAGCCACGAAATCTCCGTTAAAAATTGCAGTCGCACTTCCCGACTCAATTTTGTAAGCGCGCTGAGCGCCAGTGTACGGAGAACCGTCGACCATCTTCACCGGCACGAGACCATAAAGGCCTGAAACGGTTGGATATGCCATGAGATTACTCTCCTAAAAGGAAAAACTTAGGACTCTATGAGCCCCGCCCAAAACTTACGTCAGATTTTCGATCACGGAACAGAGGCATCCGGGGATCGTTCTCACGCATGAAGTTGTTGTCGACCGATTCGACCTGAGCAGCATTACTACGCTGATAATACGCATTACGCTGTTCAATCATTTCAGTCGGCATCTGGCAGAGAACCAAGCCACCAATTTCAACCAGTCCAGAACTCTTAGCATCTTCATCCACATGAAGTTTAAGTTCGGGGTGATCTTCAATGCGGCAAGTTTCCCAGCCCTCACGAACTTTACGAGAGAAGTTCGTCGGATCATTGGTTCCAAGCATCGACTTGCGAATCCAACGGAACGAAACCCCCTCTTGAGGGTTTGGCTCAGGCAACAGACTTGCAGGTGCCCACTGCTTCTTACGCGCAGTCGCTTCACGATTTTCATGCTCACGAGAAACCGGACGAGCTTCACGGGTACGAGTTGTGTTAGCCATTATTACTCTCCAATTTCTGTACTTCGCGGGCATAGGCTTCTGGGGTTATTCCCAATTTCTTCGCCATCGCCACTTGCGACTGAGTTAGCACTACCTTTTTACCTTTAGGGGTTCGCCCTGCGGGTGCGACAACGGTAGAGGGTTGCCGCTTTTTCCTTTTTGGAGGCTCGTTGTCTTCTGAGGGTTGTGCGTCCCCAAACCGACTCGGAAATACCTCACGCATGCGAGCATCAATACGCTCGTAATATTCGTCGGTAGAAGGCGGAATACCGTCTTTTACCAACTTCTGATGGACACCCAGTGCGAAACTGGTCATCTCATCGTCACTGCCGAACCACTCGTTACGTTTACCCCAATCTGCAGCTTTTGCATCGGGCTCTGGTGCGTTAACTTGTGGACGCTGTTGACTATTATATACCTGTTGAGTTGTTTGCTGTAAAGCCTCGTTCTGTTGGCTTGCAACATTTTGTCGTGCGTACCGTGGAGAAAGAAGGTTGGCTTGTTCAGCTTGATACGTTGCTTTTGCTAGTTCCTGCTGTGCATCTGCAACCGCTTCAGAGTCGCCCTGCTCATACGCATCACGGTATTTACGCTTCGCCGCGTCAAGCTGCAAAGCAGCCCGTTCTTTGGCCTGTTGAAGCGCCCAACTTTCACCAGATGAAAGGTCTGTGCGTAATTTATCTCGTTCAGCCTGAAGACGACGTGCATATTCAGTCGCCGCCTCATACTCACGAGTGGTCTGCTCTTTAGCCCGCCGCTCGTCATGCCATGCTTTTTTGAGCTGGTCGATACGCTGTTTTACTTTTGCCGAGTAATCATCAGCAGCGTCCTGCTCAATCTCTTCAACTACCTCATCTGGTAGCGGCTTGCGGTTGCGATCTTCAGGCGGAGTGTCATCAACAATCTCCAGCTCAAGATCATCTTCTTCAGCTTTCTTGCTTTCTTGCTTGGAAGGCTGACTGTCCTCATCTGCATCAATTTCTACAGATGTTTCGTCTTCTTCCTTAAATTTATTCTTCATCGCTGGCGGGACACCACTGGTGTCAGAGCCAACAACAAACTCGGTATCGTCGAAATCGACGTCTTCGTTTTTTGCATTGGGGTCCATGGTTCACTCCTTAAATGCGGGAATATCCCGTTGGGTCTTCAACCACAGCTTCAACCGAATCATCGTTAATGACACGGAAGAACTCACGCTCGTGGATTTTGAAGCGCGTACCTGAATAGGCACGGATTAGAACAAAGTCACCGATCTGACAGTACGGACCATTAGGAAACCGTTCTTTGTCTTGATAAGCGTCCGGCCCCATGTCGACAACTTGTACGACCATTGTGGAGACTTCTTCACTTTTCAAAACACTGTCTGGCTTAATAATCCCGCCTTCAGTTGTTTCCTTAATTTCAGGAATGGCGACTAATATGCGAAAGCCCGTAGGCTTTGGAATTTGCTGCTCAGTGAGCTGAGGTGCAGCCGTTTCGGCTGTAGTCATGATAACTCCTAATTATCTTCGGTAGTTTTTTCTGCTGCTTCCATCAAATCCAGCACGAGCCTTTCAGCCTGTGCCAGCCCTTTAATCACACCCGTGTAATGGGTGTATTCGTCATAGGAGTTGGCCGACCCTGTTGCAATAGCATCAGTGATAGCGTCCATATCCTTACGAATTTCTTTGCGGAGATGCTCTCCGAATGTGCGAATCATCGTTTACTCCTGTTGCGACCTGTTGTTCATGCGCTGAGCAGCTAAATCCTGCTCAACCTCCATACGTTTCTCGGCGAGGTCGGCACCGATCTCAACGCCCGTTTTCTCCAAGTCAGCTTCAGCTTCCATAATCTGCTGACGGAGTTTCGCCCCAATCGAAGCGCCTGTTTGCTTCTCTTGTGACTCAATGCGTGCGGCATCAATCTCCATGTTTCGGAGTTTGAGCTCGTAGTCCATCTTGTCTTTCTGAACCTTGCGTTGCAGCTCAGCCCGCTCCAGCTCCAGCTCGCGCTGCTGCATCTGAATGACAGGGTCTTGTGCTTTCTTAGCTGCCTCGTCGGCCTGCGCCTGCTGCTGAGCTTTGCCAGTAACACGAGGGGCTGCCTCGGCGACGAGCCTAGACACGGCCAGCTCCTGCTCTTGGTCCATCGCCCGATCCTCGTCATGCGCTGGGAGCGGAACACCCAACTGCTCTTCAACCCGACGACGGTACTGATGAGCCACGTGCTCGTTAATGTGCGCCATGCCAGCGGCCAGCTTCATCTTGCCTGCGTCACCCTCCATCTCGATCATCTTCATAATCTCAGGGTCTTGAGCAAACGCCATGTGCGCCTGAATGTGCGCCTCGTGGTCCTGATATGGGAACGCCTTGACTGGCTTGCC